GAAATCAGGATCGGCGACACCGTAATTTTCGATGTGCCGTCTTTTGCCAACAGCATTGGCACAACGATTGACAACACATACACGCTGACTTGGTACGGGCGGACAAATACAGCCAGCAAAGGTGCAGCGGTAACTGGAACTGATCAGGGCGACGGCTGGCGCATCACAATTCCGTCGTCAACGACTACTGACTGGGTTGCTGGCACTTGGTATTTCCAGCTTGTAGCCGTCAGCGGCTCGACGCAGTATCTGGCAGGCGAGGGCCAGTTCAAGGCCATTGAGAGTCTGGCTTATTCAGGCACTCCGGGCGCGTTTGATGGTCGCAGCCGTGCTCAGGTTGATCTTGATCAAGTACAGGCTGCAATCCGCACGATTCTCGACGGTGGCGCCGTAAAGAGTTACTCAATCGCAGGGCGTAATTTGCAGAAATATGAGTTAGCAGATTTGCTGGCTTTGGAAACTAAACTGAAGGCTGAGGTTAAGCGTGAGCAGACAGCTGATCTGATTCGCAATGGCCAGGGCAATCCCCACAACTTGTTCGTGAGATTCTGATGGGCGTTCGATCTGCATTCCGCGAACTGTTTAGGCGTGAGCGGCCCCAGCGCCGCCGCAGTTATGCAGGCGCAAGAGTTAGCCGGCTGACTGCTGACTGGGTGACGAGTGGCACCAGTGCAGACAGCGAGATCAAGTCGAGCATCAAGATGCTGCGCAATCGGGCGCGGCAAATTTGCAGGGACAACGACTATGCAAAGCAGGCCCTAAGGTCAATCACCAACAATGTGATTGGTCATGGCATCTACCACCAGTCACAGGTGCGGATGCAGCGTGGCGGTCGGATGGATGAGGCTGTCAACGCCCGCATCCATGCAGCTTGGAAGCGTTGGAGCCATAAGAGCCGTTGTGATGTGAGCGGCCTGCTGAGCTTTTATGACATGGAGCGGCTGCTGTGCCGCAGCTTGGCTGAGTCTGGTGAGGTGTTCATCAGGATTATCCGCCGACCTTTTGGCGACAGCGGCATTCCGTTTGCGCTGCAAGTGCTGGAGTCGGATTATCTGATTGATGACGACGTACAGGCAACTAAGGACGGCAAGACCGTCCGGATGGGGATTGAGCGGGATGAATACCTGCGCCCGATCGCTTACAACTTTTACGCCAACCACCCGGGCGATGTTTACGCCGGGAATGTGCGCACAACACGCCGCATCCGTGTTGATGCTGATGATGTCATCCATCTGTTTATTCCTGAGCGTCCGAGTCAGACGCGCGGCGTCACTTGGTTTGCCTCAGCGTTGCAGCGTCTGCACATGCTCGACGGTTACGAAAATGCAGAGCTTGTGCGTGCACGGGCTAGCAGCGCGCTGATGGGATTCATCACCAGCCCTGAGGGTGAGCTGATTGGCGATGACGTTGTAGATGGTGAGCGCGTCACAGACTTTCAGCCTGGTGTGTTCAAGTACCTGGACCCCGGGCAGAGCGTAGAGGTGCCGCAGCTGGACGCACCTGATGGTCAGCTCGAAGCGTTTACGCGGTCAATGTTGCGCGCTGCGGCCGCTGGAATTGGCGTGAGTTTCGAGAGTATTTCAAAGAACTACAGCATGTCGAACTACAGCAGCAGCCGGCTGAGTTTGCTTGAGGAGCGAGACACATACAAGTGTTTGCAGCGTTATTTCATCGAAAACTTCCATCACATTGTTTTCGAGAAATGGCTGGATATGGCAGTGCTCAGCGGAACGCTAAACCTGCCGGGCTACGAGACTGACCCTGAGCGTTATCGCGCCAGTAAGTGGGTGCCGCGCACTTGGGAATGGGTTGATCCTCAGAAAGAAGTTGCGGCCTATAAGGCAGCAGTCCGCAGCGGCTTTAAGACACTTGGCCAAGTCATCAGCGAGCAAGGCGGCGACATTGAAGAGGTGCTCACGATGCGTCAGGCCGAGCTGGCGATGCTTGACGAGAAGAACATCATCACGGACACCGATCCCAGCGAAGTCAACGGTGGCGGTGGTGTTCAGCCTGGCTTAGGCATGGGCGCGATTCCAGCCTTTGAAGACACTGAACCGCCGGTATCTGACGAGGAGGAGGTGCAGGAAGATGGCGACGATTGAAGGCGTTGAGATTGACCTGATGCCGACTGAGGGCATGAGGGAAGAGGCGCAGCGTTATCGCGACTGGAAGGCTGATGGCGAAGCTGGCGGCACTGAAGTTGCAGCACGCAGAGCCACGCAGATTTTGAGCGGTGATGAGCTAAGCGCCGACACTGTGATCGCCATGAATGCTTGGTTTGCGCGCCATCTTGGAGACAAAGAAGGCGAAGGTTTTACGCCTGATGAGGATGGCTATCCCTCACGGGGCAGAGTTGCCTGGGCTGCATGGGGAGGAGACGCTGGAATGAGGTGGAGTAGCGGTAAAGCAGATAGAATCAAAGAAATTCGTGATAGGAGCATGGACACGAATAGGGCAGAGCCTGATGAGCTTTCTGTTGGCGATTTTGTCCAATGGAACAGCGCCGGAGGGCAGGCAAAAGGCAAGATTGATCGCATCGAACGCGATGGCTCGATCAACGTGCCTGATTCCGAGTTCACCATCAACGGTGATGAGGATGACCCTGCTGCCTTAATCACTGTTTATCGCGAAGGTGACGAGGGCTGGGAAGAGACTGATGTGCAGGTTGGGCATCGTTTCTCTGCACTGACGAAGATCGCGGCTCTGCGTTGGCTTGAGGGCAAGACCTACAAGCGCAGCGAGACAACTTCTATTGATGAGGTTGAGGATCGCACCTTTGAGTTCCCTTTTTCATCTGAATATCCCGTCGCTCGTTACTTCGGCAACGAGATCTTGAGCCATGACAAGGGCGCGGCTGATCTTGACCGCTTGAATGACAGCGCACCTTTGCTCTTCAATCATGACGCTGACCGAGTCATCGGCGTTGTTGAGCGTGCATACATGAACGATGAAAAGCGTAAGGGCTATGCACGAGTGCGGTTTAGCCGCAATGAGTTTGCTCAGCAAGTGCTGAGTGATGTGAAGGATGGCATTCTTCGAAATGTCTCCTTCGGCTACTCCATTGACAAAATGGAGGAGCGAGAAGATGGCAACTTTGTTGCTACTTCATGGCGGCCTTACGAACTATCGGTCGTTTCGATCCCAGCTGATCCCCATCAGGTGGGATTCGGACGTTCGATCGTTGAGGACGCCGAACCCGAACCCGCTGCCTCGGCAGCAATATCCACACCACCTGTTCCTGAAATGGAAGACACCACCCCTGATATGGAAGTGGTGCGGGCCGAGGCCGTTGAGGCTGAGCGTTCCCGCATCGCTGAAGTGACCAGCCTGTGCAATAAGCACGGCATGGAAGATCTGGGCCGCCAGCTCGTCGAGTCTGGCCGTTCGATCAACGAAGCACGGGCTGCCGTGCTGGAAAAACTCAACATCAAAGAGGAGCCCGTGAACATGAAGGCCGCTGAAATTGGCCTCACCGAGAAGGAAAGCCGCAGCTTCTCCTTCCTGCGTGCCATCAACTACCTGGCCAACCCGACCGATCGCGCCGCCCGTGAGGCTGCTGCTTTCGAGATCGAGGCATCTGAAGCTGCAGCTGACAAGCTGGGCCGCGCTTCCCGTGGCATCACCATCCCTGTGGATGTGATGCGTCGCGATCTGAACGTGGGCACTGCCACCGCTGGCGGCAACCTCGTTGAGACCCAGCTGGATTCCGCCAACTTCATTGATCTGCTGCGGAACGCTTCCGCTCTGGATCAAGCTGGCGCAACCGTGCTTACTGGCCTGTCTGGCAACGTCAACATCCCCCGTCAGTCCGGTGCTGCTACTGCTTACTGGGTTGCTGAGTCTGGCTCACCCACCGAGTCCCAGCAGACCATCGATCAGGTCGCATTGACGCCTAAGACCTGTGGCGCCTTCACCGACTTCAGCCGCAAGCTGATGATTCAGTCCTCCATCGATGTGGAGAACATGGTGCGCACCGACCTCGCTCGTGTGCTGGCTCTTGAGATCGACCGCGTTGGTCTCTATGGCTCCGGCTCCTCCAACCAGCCCCTGGGCCTGAAGGACACCACCGGCGTTCTGAGCGAAGACTTCGCCGCCAACACCCCGACCTTCGCTGAGGTTGTGGCTCTGGAGAGCGACGTGTCTGGCGCTAACGCTCTGCTGGGTTCTCCCGTCTATTTGATGAACGCAGCAATGGCTGGCAGCCTCAAGACTGCCACCAAGGATTCTGGCTCTGGTCAGTTCATCCTTCAGGGCGGTGAGGTCAACGGCTATCGCGCTGTGATCTCCAACCAAGTTGCAAGCAACGACCTGTGGTTCGGTAACTTCTCCGACCTGATCATTGCTTACTTCTCTGGTCTGGATCTGATGGTGGATCCCTTCACTGGCAGCACATCCGGCACCGTCCGCGTGGTTGCTCTGCAGGATGTGGACATCGCAGCCCGCCACGGCGCGAGCTTCTCACGCGGTAACAACACCCTCTGATCATGAAGATCGAGATCCGTAAACAAGTAACTCTTGCGGGTCAGGTCGTCCGTATTGGGGAAGTCGTCGAGGCTTCCCTTACGGATGCAGCGATCCTGCTAGGTCAAGCTGCAGCCGTTCCTTATGTGGAGCCCGTGCAGCCTGAGGAAACGCCAACGCCTAAGGCAGAGGCAAAACCGAAAACCACTACCCGCCGGAGGGCTAAACAATCATGACCGTCCAAAATCTCGGCACGAAAACCACGCTCTTGTCGCTTTCGGCAAGTGATGTGGTTACTGCAAGTGCCAACCGCACTGGCGTCGATCTCGTCGATTACGAGGGCGACATCATGGCCGTTCTTGATGCTGAAGCCGGTGGCTCTGGCATCACCTACGCCGTGAAGATTCAAGACTCCGCAGACAACAGCACTTTTGCTGATGTCTCTGGTCTGGCCTTCACGACCACGACTGCCAACACCGCACTGACTGAGACCCTTCGCATCAACAGCGATGAGGTCAAGCGTTACATCCGCGCCGTCATCACCGTTGCTGGTGGTACTGGTGCAGGTGCTCTGAGCGTTGTTGCTCTCGGCTCTAAGAAGTACGGCTGATCATGGCAATCACTGAGGATCTCGACGTTTTCATGGCCGATTTTGGCGTTAGCTGCACAGCTGGCGCCACAACGGCTAAAGGAATTCTCGACATGCCCGGTGAGGTGGTGGCTGGGGGAATGGTTCTGTCAACGGACTATTCCCTCACCACTCGTTTTTCAAATTTCGGAACTCTTGTCAGTGGTGACTCGATCACCGTTGACGGAACTGCTTACACAGTCAGAGAGAACCGGCCTATTGGCGATGGCAAGTTCGTCGAGATCTCATTGCAGAAGACCTAATGGCCATTCAGAAGGTTGACAGTCGAGCAAGTTGGACGGCTAGGAACCCTCTGCTGCTGTCAGGCGAGATTGGCCTTGAGAAAGAGACTGGAAATCAAAAGATTGGCAATGGCCGCCAACAATGGAACAGTCTTCAGTATTTCGGCAGCCCTGGCTATTGGGCTGAGTTCTCAAGCGATACAGACCAAACGACAACAGCAAACACGCCAACAGCAGTTACTTTCAACAAAGCCAACGCACACAGCCATGGCGTCAAAGTCATTTCTGACAGCAGGCTGACGGTCGAGCATCCAGGCGTTTACGTTTTTGAGATCAACCTGCAGCTCTCAAACGACGACACGCAGATACATGACGTGGACTTCTGGCTAAGGAAGAACAACGCAGGGGATGCAGGGAATTTGGAGCTGACAACAAACACGGCGAGCGTCATTGAAAAGCATGGCGGAGTTCAAGGAGCGAACAACTTGCTTTTAGATCACACCATGAAACTTGAAGGCAATGACTACATCGAGATTATGTGGGCGCCGACAGACGCAAACATTTTGCTAAAAGCGGCTGCCGCCATCTCTAGCCCCTACGCGCGCCCTGCCCGGCCTAGCGTGGTTTGCAACATCTTTGAAATTGCTGGGGCTTAGTCATGACGACAAAG